TTATTGACAATGGATTTAATATAAATATATCTTTATTAATTGATTTTTATTATTTAGATGGTTCTGAAAGAAAAAAATTTGCTCAAGGCAGTCATGAATATTTAATTGAACAAATACAAGTAATTAATGATAACAATATTATTTCAAATGATGTTCAAACAAATATTGATTTTTTTCATTCTTGTAAAGAAATTTGTTGGGTTACACAAAAAAATAGTTATATTATTAATGAAAATGGTACTACAAATTGTCAATGGTGTAATTATAGTATTGATAATTCAAATATTGGTAATCCAACATTACATGCAGAATTATTTTTTAATGGTTACAATCGAATTAATAAACTTGATGGTAATTATTTTAATTATGTTCAATCTAATACTTATCATACAAATACACCTTCTGACGGAATTAATACTTATAGTTTTTCAATTAATCCACAAGAACATCAACCATCTGGTACTTGTAATTTTAGTAGATTATCAAATGTATTATTAAAATTATATTTAGATGAAAAAACACTATTATCGTCAGAAATGGAATCTGGATATATACAAAATTTATTTATTAATAAAATACAATTATCTGACGAACCAACATTTGATTATATTGGGAAATTAATTGATATTAGTGGTATATATCAATATACTATTATTAATTATGATGATGAAACGAATATAATTACAGTTGATACAGAAGAAAGTATAAATGATAATATATATATTGGTATGAATTATATAATTGATAATTCTGATACAGGAACAATTTCTGAATTATTATTTAATCAAATTATTATTGAACCAACTAGTAAAAATATTAATAATTATTATGATAATTGGAATATTCAATTAGGTACAAATATATTTAATGTAACTTTATATGATAATACAAAATATTTAATTGAAATTAATGATTATATAAAAAAATATGATATAATTACAGGTGAATTATATATATTAAAACAACCAGATACATCAACAACATTAAATCTTTATATTTTCTCAATTAATTATAATATTTTAAGATTTATTAGTGGTATGGCCGGATTAGCTTATGTTTAATATAATATTTTCAGATTAAATTTCAAAAAGTTCTTTTTTATTTTTATTTTTAATATAGTTAAGAGAAAAACATTTTTAATTATAAAAATGAATTTAAAATTAAATAATATTTTCTAGTTAAAGATACAAATTATATATATTCATATTAATAATGGCGGGAGGTATATTGCAATTAGTAGCAAAAAGTCAGGATGATATATATTTAATAAATGACCCACAAATAACATTATTTAAAATTGTATATCGGAGATATAGTAATTTTTCTATTGATAATAAAAATTTAAGATTTAATAAAAATATTTCATTTAATTCAAAAGGTGTTTGTAATATTAAAAAATATGGTGATTTATTACATAAATTATATTTAGTTATAAATTTACCTGATATTGATATGATTTATCAGGCATTAACATATGATGATGTTTATAATATCTTATTAACTGCAGGAATTAATTGGGAATATATTGGTGAACCAACAGATAAAGTAAAAATATCTGATTTATCTAATATTTATGAAACAATTATAAATGCAATGAATGATTATGAACAAAATATTGCAATAATACAAATTAATAATTTATTACCACTAAATGAACTTTATAATTATTATTTAAACAATAATATTGATGATCAATCTGGTATTACTTTTACACATAATTATATCGGTGGTATTGATACATTTGAAGGTATAATTTATAATAAAATAAATGGTGAACCAATTGATTCAAGTATAACACAATCTATTATTTCTGAATTTAATTTTACAGAATCATATAAAAAAGACAAATGTAATTTAGAAATTTTAAATTTAAATACATTACAACCAATTGTTCATGATTTATATCAAAATTTTATATTATATCCAAATTATAATTATTCATACACTGGTGACATATCTTCTACAACTGTCAGTTCGATTACACTCACAAATAATGACATATTAACTGATTTATCTTATAATTATTTTAAGAATTCATATATTAATACTGGTATACAATTATCATTAATTGATATTTATGATAATAATAATAATATATGTGAATTATTGAACGACCAACAATATTTACCAGATATTGTAAATCAAGAATATAATATTATTAATACACCAACAGATTATACAAATGGTGTAATTTATGATAAAAAAAAAGTAATAAGTCCATATAAATTTCCATATTATAATACATATAATTATTATCAAAATTGGTTAGGAATATTATATGACAATATTGATAGTGATCACGCAAATGATATTGGAACATTGATTTTAAATTATGATAATAATAATTATATTGTTGATTTATCGAATATTTCAAATCCAGTATATCCTAATCCAGGAAATCCATCTGAATTATGGTATCGACAATATTTATATTTAACAAAAAATTATATAAAGGCAATAATAACTGATATAGTGCAAATACCTGGATTTTTTACTAATATACAAACAGATGTATCACTTAATATTGTAATAAATCAAAGTAATTTTTATATTTTTACATATTTTATTGTACATAATAATAAATTAATAAACATTTATAATAGTTTCTTATATCCATCATATTATACAATGGTACCAAATTTTGATATACAGCTTGGTGATACAATATATGCTTTTAATTTTATTAAAACTGTTACTGAAACTTTTTTAGAAAATAATGTTAGTATCGATTATATAGCAAATCCACAAATAACAAATATTCAACATAATATTGTTATACATAATAATATTGAGGCACATATTTATGATGCATCATCAACGACATCAACTAATTTATTATTAGATATTAATAAAAATCCTTATGTTAAATTTTTAGATTTATCAAATAATATTATTTTATCAAATCCGCCAGATCCAATAATTCAATCATCAAAAACAAATATAATTGAATGTAATATTATTGATATATCATATAATAATATATTTTCATATGAAGATTTAAGTAATAATATTCCAAATTATGAAAATATGTATTTATTATATCAAAATGAATTACATCAAATTAATTCATCAAACACTGATTCAAGTAATATATCATTCACTTTAAAAGATATATTTAATTATGACAATTCATATAATGAAACTAATTTTATTATTATTAAAAATATTAATTCATTTTATGATACTAGTGGTACAAGTGGAAGTACAATAGAATTGATTGATATTTCTGGAATGAATGTTGTCAATAAAAAATTATATTATAATAATCAAATCACAACTATATCGTCAATTGTTGGTAATACAGTAACTATTAATCCAATATTAACTAATATGCCAAAATATCTTGATACATGTTATATAATTGATGAATCATCAATTGTAACTAAAACAAATATACAAAATATAAATATATCTAGAACTACTGAAATTACTTTAGATATTGATTTTAATCCAAATGATTATAATTATTTTGTATCAAATCATAAAATATATGATATAAGTTCAACATCATATGGAAAAATATATATTGAAACAGACACAAATATTAATCTTTCAAATAATGTATCTAATTATTTGATAACAGATTTAGATATTTCATCAACTATTACAGATGTTACTGGAAATACTATTTTATGTGCAAATAATGAAGGAACAGGCACTTTACCATATATTAATGGTGATATAAGTGGTAATAAATATTGGTCATTAATTTATGGTAATCAAAATTATACATTAACAAATACAATTACTGATACTGGTATAACTAACCCAATATATTTTAATTTAGATAAGAAAGTAATTAGAATGCCTCAAATTGATGATTTATATACAATAACATTAAGAATTGAAATTGATGTTAGTGATACATTACATTTACCAAAAAATAATCTTATTGTATGTATTAATGATGAAAGTAATATTGATTATACAGATTATAATATATCAATAAATAATCAATTAATTAAAATAAAATATTATGATTTGACATATAAATTATGTGTATTAGATAATAAATTAATATTTTTAAACAATGAATTAATAAATGCAAATTGTTTATTATTTAATAATACATCAATTTCATTAAATAGTTTATTAAGAAATGATTCAAATATTATATATGAAAATAATGAATTTGATTATATTGTATATTTAAATATATTATCGTCTTCTGAAATAAATTTTTATAATAATTGGTATATTGAAATAATACAAAATAATTATTCAGAATTACATAAAATTATTTTTTATGATAATATAAATAAAATTGCATATTTAGAAACAAATTTTATAAATGGACCTCCTCCGGCAAATTCAGCATATAATTTATATGAAAATATTAATTTTATTAATCGTAAAACACTTAAATTACCAAATAATGTGTTTTCAATTAGTTTACTAAATAATACAGAAACTTTTAATAATTCGATATTAAATATGAAAAATGAATCAGCAACAATTTCATATTTTGATAATTATAATTGTATTGTTCAAAGTCAATTTGCTCAATTTTTTGATATAGATACATCATTAAATATTATTAATCAATTACAAGAAATGTATAAATATGATTATGACGATGATTCATTTAAAAATGCATTAAAATTACAAAAATATAAATTAAATACAGATGATGATTATTATAATAACATGTATATAAATATTGGAAGTGAAACACACGAAATTATATCATATGATGGTACTAATAATAATATTAATATAGATATATCATGGACAAATATTGATGATATTAGTAATAATTATAATATTTATGATGATGCATTTAATACAAATTTAATAATGAGTGGAATAATAACACAACCTTATCAAACAGGTGTATATTTAGCAAATAATAATTTAAATTCAACAAGATATTTTTATAATAATAATTTTTTACAAATTAATAATAGAATATATCAAATAAATATTTATTTTAACGATACAACTTATGTTATTATTGATACTGATCAATCTATTGATGTAAGTAATATTATTATTGATAATACTGAATTTAATTTATTTTCAAGATTATTATTAAATGTTGAAATAGGTAATATTAATGATATATCGGATAATATTATAACATTAGATGTTCAATCATCAAAAATTAATAAATATTATAATAACTGGTTAATTGATATAAGTAATGTATCATATTATATTACATCATATAATAGTGATAAATTACAAGCAACGATATCAGGGATAATTTTAGAAACATCAGATGTATATAAATTGTATAATAATTTTATTGAGAATAATTGTATATTTTATAATACAATTTATCTTAGCAATTCATTAATAAATAATAATATGAATTATACTCTTCATAATGTTTTTGATAGTATAATTAGTGAAAATTTACCATCAACTATAACAAATTGTGATTTTTATAAAATATATAATATATATACACAAATTAATAATTTTGATAAAATTAATATATCAACTGTTAATTTTAATAATATTAAAATATATTTATTGACTTATTTATATGACTCATTTATTAATAATATAAATCAAATAAAAAATATTTTTGAACTATTATTAAATACTAATTTTTTTAAAGATCCTCATTATATGTTTTTATTTAATTATGAATTTGGAACTTCTAAAAAAACATTTAATAATACATCATTAAATTTACCATCAAATGATATAAATTTAATTAATGATAATTTTACAAATCAAATTAAAACAATAAATACATCATTTTATTCAGATTATGTAAACACATCTGTTATGAATTTTCATTTTAATAATCAAAATATACATAATAATAATTTTTTTATTGATTATTATTCAGACCAATTAATTTGGAAACGAAGTGGTATACTTATTGATGATGTATCAAATACTTATTTATTAAATTATGTTCCATTAATTGTAGGAAATGATATTTGTACATTAATTAAATCCCGATTATTAAATAATAATACTGATACAATATTTATTGATAATTTATTCAATTATTTATTAAATATAAATACTGATATGCTAATTATTTTAAATAAAAATATAATTTTGACAAATGATGATATTAATTATATTGAACAATTTATAATACCATTAAATAAGATTACTTTAATTAATTTATTTAAACCATATAATTCATTTTATATTGATGTTGATTTAGAAATGTTAAATGAATATAATATTAAAGATGTTTTATATAATAAATTATCGCCAATACAATATATTTGTTATAATTTATTATATAATGCATATTATTATACAATTAATAATTATAATGGACAAGATATAATTAATATATTAAAAATAATATCAGATGCGTGTTATACATTTTTAATGACACCTGATAAATTACCAATATATTCAAATTATAAGATAAATAATTATAAATTACAATCATCTGATCCGAGTAATTTATCAAATATATTATCATCAATATGGAATTATATTAATACAAATTTAATAATATCATTTAATAATTTATATGCAGAAATATTAAATATTGAATATTATACCAATGAATTAGGTGATTATTCAAAACAATTGTTATATCGTTGTTTTGATTTATTAAATGTTGATATAAATAATGATATAATTGATTATTATTATTATTATGATTATCAAAAAATAAATAAAATAATAATGATTATTACAGATGAATTAAATAAATTTAACTTATTATATAATAAAAATATTAATTATAATAATATTTTAAATGTTAAATTTACAGAAGTTGATAAAAATATTTATTATTATAATAATATTCTTAATACATATAATGGTATTCAATCAACTATTAATATGTATATAAATATAAATGATCCATATTACGATTTTATATTAAATGGTACAATTAATATATTATCTCAATTATATAAATGTACATTTGATATAATTGGTGATATATCTAATTATACAATTAATACAAATAATTACATTAATACTTTTTTTTATAGTGATGTTTCAACAAATCCATTTAATCAATTAAATGAACCAAATTTATATTTATGGTATGATACATATTATTTAGATATATCTCAAAATGAATTTATTGAAATAATGAATAATATATCAAATGTTACATTATATAATGATAAAATAAATATAGATGCATTTTATAATAATTTTAAAACAGATAAAAATGTGATTCAATATATTGCCGATATAATTAGTAAAAAAACAAATCTAATTAATTTATTTTATTATACAAAAAATAATTGGTTAAATACATACAATAATTTATTACAATATTTTAATAAAGAAATTATAAAATATAATAATTATTTAACAAAAATAGGATATAAAAATGATCCTCCAACAATGTACAATGAAATTAATCAAGCGGTTACAAATCAAACACCTTATTTCGCATGGATAAAATATTTAGGTTATTATTTAATTGATTATTGTTCTATTACGATTGGAGGTTGTGAAATGGATAAACATACGGGTGAATATATGATGATTAATAATACAATTGATAATGATATTAATAAAACTAATGGATTAAATCATATGATTGGACATTTACCTGAATTATATACATATGATTCTAATAAAAAAAAATCATTAAACTTATATATTCCATTAAATTATTGGTTTTATAAAGATTCTGGTCATGCATTACCATTAATTGCAATGAATTATACAGGAATTGATTTAAATTTATCTTTAAAAAAATTAGAAGATGTTGCTTATTGGTCAAAATTTTCTATTTTTAAGAAAAAACCATTAATTAAAACAAGTGTAATTGCTCAATATATATATTTAGATGAAAATGAAAGAAATATTATTTCAAAAAGTAAACATGAACAACTAATTGAAAATATACAATATGTGACATATATATATAGTTATCGAGATATTAAAAATAATTCAATTAAACCATATTTATATTTTAACAATATGTGTAAAGAAATTATTTGGTCAATTCAACCAGACAATAATTATATTAATTATAATAATATTGATGGATTTGAACCAAAATGGTATGAATATGGATTTAATAATGGTACAATAAATACACATGTTAAAGGTGTTTATATTTGGGATATTTCTAATAATACAACTTATTTTGATGCTTCGAATAATCCGTCAACTTGGAAATCAAATAATGGTACAACTGATGATATAAGTGGAAATATTTTACCTTTAAAATATATTCTTAATTCAAATAATTATGATACACCACATAATAATTTATATTATGATTCAAGTGGTAATTTATATGATGATACTAATTCATTAATATTATATAATCATTTTCTTGATTTATCAGACAATGTTTATAATTTAGACAGTTATATATGTGATTCATCAATTAATTATATTAATCCTAGTAAAAATATAACAATAAATATGAACGGAAATCATCGTGAAGAAATAAAAGATTATATGTATTATAATTATGTACAATCAAATGTACGTCATAAAACAAGTTTACCAAATGGTATATATTCATATAGTTTTGCAATTCATCCTAAAATATTTCAACCAAGTGGTGCTTTAAATTTATCAAAAATTGAAAATCTTAATTTTGTTATTGAATTAAATTCGGATTTAATACAAGCAATGAAAAATAATAATATTAAAATTAAATGTTCTTTTTATATTAAATCATTTAATATAGTAAGAACAATGAGTGGAATGTCCGGATTGGCATTTTTTGGATAATTAATCAAATACAATACCACCAAGACCATTTAATACTCTAAATATATTATAATTTATACTATATGCACGCAATGTAGCTTTATTAGATATATTAATAATATTATTTAAATTCAATTGAATTTGTATATTATCAATTTGACTCATGTTGCATGAACCTGTTGGAATTATTTCTTGTGGCAATAAACAAAATGAATATAAATTAATACCAGGTGATGCTGAATATTTAAAATATTGATATGATTGTACATAATTAAAATAGTCTGATATAGTATTATCAATACGATTAATCCCATTTAATAATATTGATTCTGATAAAACAAGACTAGTTCCTTTATCAATTATATAATTATCTGTATAATTAAATGTATCATTAATTGTTCCAAGTAAATAATTTTGTTGTATTACCCATACTAACAATTTTGTTGGCAATAACAAATCAATTGATACTGTACGATTATTACTTTCTAATTGTTTTTGTCCTGCAAATCTAACTTGTTCAATTAAATATTCATGCTTTGATTGAGAAAATTTTAATCTTTCGTCTGCATCTAAATATATATAATAAACTAATATATATGGATTTATAATTGATAATGAAATTTTTTTATATGAATATGTTTTCGGTGTCATATTCATTGCAGGTAATACTTTATAATTTGATGTTTTACCATATATTGTATAAATTAAATTTGATGTATTATTTAATTGTTCTTCTTGTTTTTGTATTGTATTATAAATAACTGTATCAATTGTTGCACTTTGAAATCCATTTAATGTTACTGCTGTATAATATAATCTATTTGTAATAATATCAAAATGTGAATATATACCACTCGAAATTATCCCATTTACATTTTGTTCAATATATTCACCTTTTTTAAAATTAACTAAATTATTATTTATAACAATATAATTTGTCGGATTTATTGTATAACAAGACGAAAAATCATTTAATTGAACATTTATATTTATATTACTATATCGTAAACTTGTTAATGGCAATGCCATGCCATATGATTTACAAAACCAAAAATCTAATGGTATATATAATGTATAACTACTTTTTGTTGTTGTATATTCAATTAATTCATTAATATTACCAATCATTTTATTATATGCATATGTCTTTTCTTGTGTTAATTCATACCATAAATTTAACCATTCACCATAATGTTTATCAATTGATTTACCACCTATTTCAACTTCTACATAATTAATTATAGCATATCCTATTTTTTTAACCCAAGCAAATTTAGTGATATTATCTGTAAAATTAACTGGAGGTAATGTTAAAACTAAATAAGATTTAGATGCTAAATCAGCATTCCTTGATATTGGACATGATGCTTTTGTTGAAAAATCTAAAGTTTGTGTAAAATATTGTGCAATTGGTTCACTTGAAAAATTTGTATGTCTTCTATATATTGTCTTAAAATATGTAATTTGAGGATCATTTGTTATAAACATATCTTCAACTCCATTTGCAGCCAATTGAATAATTCCACCTGTCATTTATAATTTTATGATATAAAATTATAATTTTTAATAAACAAATAATTTAAACACGTCCTCTGAGTTCCGTATAATTATTAACCTCTGTTAATTCATCTGATTCTTGACCATCTGCTATTTTATGAAGAGCTTGTAATACTGTCATCATCGATTTTTCTTCATTATTGTGTTTCTGTAATAAATTATTATATCTTGATGTTATACTTTCTAACTTCGCTTCACTTAATGTATTTGTTTGATAATCACCAAATACTTCTAAAAGATTACTGTATTCTGCTAAATATGTCGCTGTGCGATTTAATTCATTCTCAACTTTTGCCATATTTGCAATTTTTTCTTCAATCTTCAGTTTACTATTTGCATCTAACTCTTTATTAAATTGTTGCATTGTTTTTAATGCTGTTAATATCGAATTACGTACTAATGCTGAACCATGTGATGTTACAGCTTGCATAGATCCACCCATTTGAAAATTCATATGTGTCGGTGTTGAAAATGGTGCAAGTAATTGAGTATTGCCAAATGGTGGTCTTAAAATAGTTGCACCTCTGAAACCAGTTAAACCCAATAAACCTGACTGTTGATGTTTTTGTAGTCTAGTAAATTCATTAACAGCATTATTATTATGTGGTTCATAACGTGGTTGTAAATTTAATCTGGTAGCAAGTATAGATTGAGTCCATTTACCTACTTTCTCAGATGATTTTCCAGAATAATGTTTATTTATTAATGCAGGATTAGAATTTACATATTGAACAACTAAATCAAGATATTTTAATAAATTTTCATTCTTTTTAACAGTATC